GATCCAGAGCGTCTCGCGAACCTCGGCGCCGTTGACGTCGAGATGAACGACGATCGACTGGGCATTAGAAGACTGGGACTTGCCAGCAAATGCCAGTTTGACGATCCCATCATAGGCACCGGATTCGAGCAATCCGCCACCCAGACGATCGCCGACTTCCTCGAGACCATCGGTGGTCAAATTTCCAAACATCTTGGTCATGTAGGTATTCTCCATATAGTTGGGGAAGGAATTGCCGATCTACAGGTCAGGGCCCGTAGTATTCCCTGAGATGGTTCAGGAGCATTCCGGCATCGTTATCCATGAAAGTCTGTTCCCGGGTGAACAGGCCCATCGGGGAACGAATCCGCTCGCCGATCGTGGCCTTGGTCAACTGGGTCTGGAAGACATGCTTGTATCCAAGCAGCTCGTCCTGTTCGGTGATGCGCAGAAGGTCAGACGCATAGGGTTCGAGATCCTTCAACGAGACCTTCTTCGTTGCGACAACGGTTGAAAAATACGCCTCGATTCCGTTGTTCTTCAGGGCCCCTTTCACAGGGACCACAGTCTTCATCTCCATGCTCTTCTCATCGAGCTCGGAGCGGGTATGGGCAAGGAAGATCACTGCCTTGTCGGACGCCGCCACCTTCTCCTGCATCAGCACCTTGAAGAACTGGCTGAAGTGCCCCCAGGCCTGCATCGTATTGGTCGACGGCAGGACGTATTGGGTCTCGAACATGTCGAGAAGGAAGGTCAACGTGTCGATGGCGATGACATCGAAATCCGGGTTGTCCTGGGCATGATCAAAAGCTTCGTGAACCTGGTAGGGGTCCGTGATGGTGAAGTTCTTGAACTGGTTCCGGAAGGGCAAGCGTTTCCCGGACTCACAGTTCAGGTACATCACCCTCGGGTGATTTGGCAGGTTGACCAGGCTGGCAGATTTACCGGTACCTGACTCACCCGCGATCAGCACGAGATGGTCATTGATATCTTGGGTCATATCGTTCCTCTGCGGGGATTCGAAGCAGGGTGTTTCTGGTTGGTGCCACAGGATGATCCCTCGGGGGATGGCACCAACCGGAAAAAGAATCACAGGTTTGTTGTTTTCGATCATCCGAAAATATTCGGGCAATCTGTATGTCAGATCATCTGATAATAATCAAGGATTTCCAGCGATCTTTTTAGCTACTGTGACGAGAATTGTTGCGCGGATTTCGTCCTCAGAAAGCCCATTAGAGAGCTTGCTGTTGAAGGCGAAGACTGCGCCTTCGATGGCGGCGAATGACATGCCGCTATCCGCAAGAGCCAGAGCGAATTTGATCATCTGGTTATTGCGGTTACCAGAAGCGATACGGTGCGCAAACCAGCGCTCGAGATTGTCGAGGGACTGGAGTCCCTGCATCTCTTTCTGATGATCCTCGTTTCGTGAGGTTCTGGGGATGAAGGGCAGACAATCAACCAGCTCGCCCTCATTGTAGTGATAGGCCCCATGCTCATTGGCGAGCCACTTCTTCGAGCGCTGCTTAGAAGCGTCATCCGAGAGATTCGCCGGAATGGGCAACCACTCCGAAAGACTTTCGATGAAGATCGTGTAGTCCTTCTTGTCGAGAGCCAGGACGTAGTTCATCGGCAGCAGTAGGCGAAACCGGTGGTGATCAGGGGTATGCCGCTTCGTGGTGTAAGTCATGAAGCGGTAGGCTGAGAGAAGATCATGCACAGTTTCCAGGGGCACACCCCCATCGAAGTCGAAGACCACCATGTTGAAGCCCGGGATGGTGTTTTCATCGCTCCGGTGCTCCTGAGCAAAGTGGTGGTTGCACCAGTGGATGTCGGGGGCCTGTGTCATCTTGTGGAGCTGGTCCCAGGGCGCCAGGGTTGGCTCGTAGTTGTAGGCAAAATGATCTGAGTAAGAGACCTGGATTTGATCGAGATCAGTCTCTCGCAGGTTTTCCCCCGAGAAGAGCTCAATGCCATCCTCGAAGCGGTTCTTGATGATGACATGGTTCTTGTAGCCCCAGGCCCGGGCATCTCGCAGCATTGTCTGCTGGCTGTTTGAAGCGGCCGGGTAAAAGGGCATCGCGTTCAGATCTGCGTGAGTCAACTCACCCTGGAATTCTGCGATGAATTTACCTAACCGCACATAAGGTCGGTCTCGAGCCAGCATGCGATACAATGCCTGTCCGGACTCTTCGACAATTCCGATTGCCGCCAGGAGGTGGTCCTCTGTGATCTCCGTGCTTTCGTCGACGAAGGCGAGAGCCCCAGCAAGCTTCAGGGCCTTCCAATGACGGTGCTTCATCTCCGCCCGTTGGATCCGTTCAACCGAAGTAAACTCCTTGGCCCGCTCATTACAAAGCATCTCATAGGCAGTCTTCTTCAGCGTGACGAGTTCGGAGACTGTCACGATCCAATCGTGGCGAGCCGGGTCCGCCAGGAGTGCGAAGTGATTGGTCAGCGTAGAACCAGACGATGCCTTCGTGGCTGCTATGCGTTGCTCCATCAGCTCCTTCGCGGTCAGGACCTGAGACTCTTGTGGGTCGCCCCAGGCAAACAAACACCGACGGGCATAGCCAGTTTCCAGCAACGACATGAAAGCTTGTTCGACGGCGGCGCCATCAAAGAGTTTGCTCGGTTCACCAAAGACGAGAAGGTTGGCCGGGGTAATTCCGTCGATGTCATCCAGACGCATGTTCTCAGAGGTATTCTTCGTCATGGAGACCTCGGTCTTGCCCATGTCAAAGAGCTCCAGGAACTCGTTCAGCGCCTCAGTCACCCCCATGCTGGTGATGTTGAGGCCGATCTCATCGATCTGGATATTGACCGCACCGGCCGCGGCGAGTAGGAGTTTGCCGCGAAGCTGCTGGATGGACGAGGCTGTGGCCTTCTTGCTGGTAAACGGGAGAGGGCCTGCTTCCCGGAAGAATTTGTCAAACCGGTCTTTCTCCTTGTCCTCGGTTTCACCGGAGACGACCGCCTTCTCGAGGGCGAGCTTCCAGAGGTGCTGGTCTGCGAGCACTGGGAAAGTGTCGGTATTGAACCGCTGACGGAATCCGTGAACGATTTCATATTCGAGCGCACCCACGGCCTTGCCTTTGCCGAAGCCGGACTCGGCCAGGGTAACGGCAAAGCAATTGACCGGGACATTCCTCTTGAGGTCTGGGCCCTCGATCATCACCCGCATTGAGGCGGAGACCTTGGCGAAGTAGTAGCCGGTTAGAACCCGGAAATAATCCCGGGCATTAGCGCCGGTCAGGATGACCAGGTCATCAACGATCTGTTCGATCTTGGAGTGCTTGGGGAGGTTGTCGAAATCGATCATGGGTTCACTCATGCTCATATTCATTTTTCTGGGAGCAAACAGGGAAGGCCGCGCAGTAGCCACAAGCCTTCGGTTTACTGGCTACCTCGATAACAACGCCCTTGCCGACCTTGCTTCGATGAGCGGCGGCTGCCGGATAGTTGTCGAAGTTTTTCGTGGACCGTCCCCCGGCCTTGGCCTTCTGGGGGTCAGCGTAGAACTTCCAGGACGGATCGCTCATCCAGAGTTCCTTGGGGCTACAGCGCACGACCTCGGACTCGTTCAGGTGCTGGTTCGACAGGATCTCGCGAATCTTGGATTTCATCCAAGCTACGATCTCCTGCTCGCTCAGCAGTTCGACAGTGAATTCCCGTACTCGATGTTGCGGGTAATCCTTGCTGATTTTCGTCTGGAAGCGCTGCCAGTCGGTGAAGACATGCTGGATCCGCATGATATCCGAGGTGACCTTCGCCGGGTTGATCCAGCGATAGATCGATCCCTGGAGCTGGTAATCCTCCGTCTTCGAGCCATTGAGGTAGGCGTAGACGGAGGTGCTCTTGGTGTCGTTCAGCTCGCCGTTGATGATCTGGTCGAACTTGCCCGAGATGGTGATGGGGTGTCCGTCGACCTGGATCTGCCGGAAGAATCGCTGCTCCAGGTAAACCGGAACGACGCCACCCACCAGCTCCTCGTCCGTTGGATTGATCCGGACATTGTCGATGAGCTTCTGGGGGTAACCGAGCTTCGTCATGGCATTCCGGTACCCGGCCTTCCAGGCGTGATCGATCGAGTCATGAATTGCATGCCCAAAGCGCGACGGAATAAGATCTGTGACATCGGTAACTTGCTCTTTGAGGGGTACCCGAGGACCCAGAACAAGTTGCCGGGTCGGCTTCAAAAGCGAGGTAGCCGAGATCAGGTTTTCCCCCGGATGCTCCTCAGAACCGTCCGTGTATTCGTCATGGGCCAGCCAGACGGCCATAGAGAGGCCGAGCCCACTGGTGTTGGTGAGCTGGTTCATATCTATTCCTTGGTGCTTGTGCCGGTTGAAGGCAGGTTTCTCGGGTACGGCGTGGCTCAGTTTAGTGCTGAGTGCGCGTCTTCTTTGGGCCAGACATGTCGTAGAAGTCCTCGGGAGCCATGTGGCCGAGATGGCTAATACCCAAAAACACGAAATCCTTGATCTCGTCGGCGGAGATATTGGACTCCTCGGCGAGACGCTGGAAGATAGCCATACGTGCGTTGTTGATACTGCTCTCCGTGATGGCTTTGCGCGTCATCTCCATGATGATGTTCACACGGCGCTGCTTCGGGGCCTCCTTCGTGACGACCTGTTCGTCCCCACTAAGAATATCGCTGGTAACCTGGGTGGTCTCATTCCGTATATAAGTGACCATAGCGGCGACCATGTAAAAATGCTTCGGGGAAGTCTTCGCAGACATAGAGGTGCTCCAATCTTTTGATCGTAGGCGGGTTTCCATTGATACGCGATAGAGTTATCACGCGCAATATTTCTCGTAATGTTTTTCAGCGATTGCCGTGATATTTTCAACTGATGCGTTGTTCGGTATCACACATTCCGCTGCCCAGTCGGGGTAGAAGATCGAAAGTTCCCCTCCGAGTTTCACCTCATCGTGCCAAATGGCAGGGTCGTCTTGCCACTCGACAGCCTGAACCAGGTGCTTATTGACATAGCGAAGCACATTCATGTCGTCTGGGATGATGAGGTACTGGGCATCGTGGATATGAGCAGAGGGGCGTATATCCAGGCGATATTCCCCGGATCTAACTACTCCCATGAATTCACTGCCGGCGCGGGTGTTGAGCAGGCACCAGGACTGGCCCAAGGCGTTGCCCGCGGTACGTCCCTCGGATTCAGCCTCGTAGGGTGTCCTGCTGTTTCCCAGGATAACCTGGTGTAGCAGAGGGGTTCTGACCCTCAGACCAAATGCCACTTCGACATAGCCCTGCTGGCCAGCTTCCTGGATCCGAGCTGCAATCCATTCGTCAGAAACCTGGTAGAGCTCGTGGTAACGAGCTTCAATCGTCTGCGCCTTGTCTTTCTCCCAACCAAGCTGTCCCATCATGCCGATGAAAGTGCCACCATAGGTCAACAGGAAGGTCGGGGTTTTCGACTCCTGGCGCTGGCTTGGGTACTGGGTAGCGATCGAGTTGATGCTTTCGACCGAATCCGGATCGATATCCTCCATCTCCTCAGCGAAATAGGAGAAAGCCCGTAGGCAATGCCCGTCATAGCCGTCCAGATAGACCTTCAGTTTGTTCGGGTCCTTCGTCGTCAAAGCCGAGATACGGTCCTCCAGCGAGGCGAAATCCAGTCCGATGAAGAGGTAGCCTGGTGGGGCTTTGAAGCAGCTCTTGACGAACTTCCCAAGGCTGAGTTTGCCCTTCTTGATGTAGGGCCCAAGCTCCTTCTCGAAGCGTTCAACCAGGGCCTGAACCAAGGTCATGAAGACGTTGGCCGGCAGGTTCTGTAGGTTGGGATCTGACGAGGACAACCGCCCAGAAACAGTGCCCCCGAGATTGAAGAATCCGAACAGGTAGTGCCACCCGTCTGGTCCCTGCGGGGCCAATTCAAAGGCCGGTATGAACGATGTCAGGATCTTGTCGATCGCCTTGTAGTCCATCAGGGCCTCCAGGAAGTCGATGACTTGGGGGTCCTTGGTATGGTTCTTCAGCTTCTCGAGAGTGTCGCCGCCGGTAGCCGGCGCCTTGGTCTTGGTCAGGTCGATGACCGGTAGCCCGAAGTGCTTCTCGTCATAGAGCAGTGTCTGAAGCTGCGGGGGGCTGTTGGGATTGAACGTGACCTTGGCCTCAGCTTCTTCGTAGCTACGGGTCTTGGTCTTGAGCTTCTGGTTCTCTTTCTCGATCCAGCCCAGGCGCCATTCGTAGATAAAGCTCTCCAGCCGGGTGTTGTTTTGCATACGCTCGATCGCCTGGTCGGAGATGATCTGA